ATAAAATCCACATTTTATATGGTTGCATTTCGTGGACTTATTACAATAGTTCCCTGGCTAGGACGATATTCACTTCCATCAAAATCAGTAACAACTGGTTGATGAGTAAATTTACCATATAAATCTTGTGTATTGCTACCACTAATAGTTACGGTAAACCTATTTGGAACCATTGAGCCAGATAATGTTCCTAAAAGTGTCAATGTGGCATATTGAGAATTTCCATAAGGACTCATTACCCACGATGGTGTTGTTCCAGATATATTAACTACACAACCGCTAATATCATATATATCAAAAGTTAATAGTTGCTGTGTCCCGCCAATAAAAGAAAATGGTGTTAAATCATTAATAGTAAGGCAATCAAATGTGTCTGTCATTATTTGGCCTCCTTTTTTGTTGTGTCTATATTAATTGGTTGTTCTTGTTGATTGTCTTTTTGCATTTGCTCTAAAGTAGCCGATAGAGTTAATCTTATTTTATACATTATCATTGTACTATCTCCTTTTGTTTCAATGGCAGATAGCGCTCCATTTATTTCAATTAAATTTTGCAAACATTGTTGATTTATTTTTGAAAAATTATTTTCCATATATACCTTTTATAAATATATTTTATGAATATCCAGTTAATATCCCATCTGTGAAATATAGATAACCATTACTAGTATCTCCGCCCTTCCTATAATAAATTGCTGGACTTTTTCCCGAAGAACCTCCTGCATATATTGATCCACTACCAGTTATACTAAGAACTCCACTTACATAAGTTGTTCCTCCTAAAGAAGTAGTGCCTAACACATTAATATTGCCAGTTGTTATTGTGTTTGCTCCTATATAAACTCCAGATAGAGTAGCACCATTTATAGTCCCACCAGAAATATATCCTCCTGAAATAGTCCCACCAGAAATATATGGACTATAAAGTGTTCCTCCAGATATTCTATTCGCACTTAAATATCCAGCAGTAATTGTTCCAGCATCAATACTAACCGCAGTAACCTTATTCCAACTAACACTTTGAATCTGACCATCACTAACTTGTCCTTGTAAATTAGCAGCATAAATATTTCCACTAAAATAACCAGTTGCACCATTAATAGTTCCTCCATTAATAGTGGCACCAGTAATGGTTGCAGCGCTAAGAGTTCCACTAAATGTTCCAGTAGCGCCCTTCAATACTCCAGCAAATGTCAAATTTCCAGAAGTATCCATAGACATTTGATCTGTCCATGTGCCACCAACATTCTTTTGTATTTTTATACCATTGGTTGGGTCTAAGAACATACGGCCATTACCAGTTGATGAATTTATTGTTAGTGTGGCGTTTGTTAAAGTAGCACCAGCACCATCTACTGTGAACGTGTTGTTTTCATTTGTTATTGTAAGATTGTTGCCAGCCAATAAGCGTCCCGTGACGACCTCAGCCACTAAACCGTAATTTGTTGTACTACCAGTAGTGACATTGCCAAGTGCCATTTTTACACTATCCCAATTATTATCAGTAAAAGCAATAACACCTTGATTCATCCAAATTTGTTGCGGATCATAAGTATTTAGCCCAGTAGATTTTCTAATTCTGATGCCAGTTTGATTTATAAGTACATCTTGTCCACTTCCGCTAATAATATTATTAAGCGTAGCGTCTAAGCTAGAAGTAATAAACGTAGAAACACTATCTTTATAATTATTATTCCATGAACTCCATTGTTCAGAATTAAAACTAGTTGAAATTCCAGCTTTATTAGTTTCACCAAATAAATCAGTCAATTGAAATGAAGAATTATCAAGTCTTAATCTATTGCTAAATATCAAACTAAAGTCAGTTGGGTCATCAAAATTAATATCCATACCAAGTAAAACTGGATAAATTAAAATACTACTTCCACTAGTATGAACGTAATTAGATTCAAATAAATTTAATCCACCATCTAAATCAAGAGTAATGACGCAACCTAATTCAACTTGGTCAATAAATATCTGATATTCTGGCAATGCGGTAAAATTAACGGCATCCATAGAGAATTCATATCTTGGAGTCGAAACTTTTGTAAGTACATTAATAGCTTGGTCATATAAGTCCTGAGCTTGTGCTTGAATCTCTGGATAAGTCATTATATCAGTTTCTACAAAATTATTATTCTGATATGTAGAACCTATAATAAATTTATCTAATTCAATTAGTTGTGTTGGCGTAAAATTGCAATCAAAACAAACTAATTCATTTATGGCAACTAGCTGTGCGGTTACATTTGTTATTAAGGTTTGAGTCTGTGATATTGCAGTAGTTGCATTATTTATTTCAATTTGTTTGGCTGCTAATTGTGCATTTATTGATGTTAAGTCTATTCCTTGTTGTGCTTGTGCAAATTTAATATTTTCAAGAGACTTATATTCGCCATCTAATGTAACTAAAGTGCCTTGCTGTGTTATCAAAGTTGAATTATAGGTTTCTAATTCTGTTAATAACCCAGCATAGGTTGCTTGGTTATTTGATATCAATAATTCCCATGCATCAATAGCATCAATTAATCCTTGTGACATCCAATTAACATTTTTATAATAATCAAAATTATATATTGTATCACTACCCAGAGGATTTACTTGATTTATAGAAAGATTACCAGCGCCCTTCACGGTTAACGCCGTTACTATTTCATCTGTTATTTCTTTTATATTTATCTTTTCTATAAGATTATTAAATGACATATAAATATCAGTCGCAGTAGTTGCGTTACTTGTGCTATAAACATTTATTAATTGATTTATTGTATCGAAAGTAAATATACATTGATATGCATTTGATATATCTTCCATCAATAAATTATATATTGTAGAATCTGATACATCAAATGTGCGATATAATAAGGCTATATCAGCATCTATAGAACCAGCACTCCAACCAGGCAGATACCCCAAAAGAGTATTCAACAAAGCTGGAGAGCCAGATGTAGGAATAACATCGTAAAATTTAAAGGTACCTTTCAGACCAGTCACTTTCTTAGTTGCCATTTCTACTTCTAGACTATTACATGTTATTAATTTTTCTTTTACTATGCCATCATCATTAGTTTCTACACCAGTTATCATGTAATAACCAAAATTTTCAACGTAAATTAAGCGCCTATATTCTAATAAATCATAATATGGAGTTGGTACACCATCTATCATATAAGGGGCACAAAATGTAAGTTCTGACAAAGCATTGAATCTTTGAGATAATTTGCGGTCATATACAGACCCTAAAGATACGAGTTGAGTTTTGTCTGGATTGCAAAGAACAAGTGTAGGAGATTCTTGATGCCCAAAATAGTCAAATTCTTGAATCATAAAACCTCCTTTGATAAATTATAACACTCATCATACCATCCAGATTTTACTTTATTTATAGTAGAAAGGCTCACATTAAAAATATTAATTATTTCTTTAGCACCAAATCCATTATATAACATATCATTTATTTGGACGATAATTTCTAATGGAATTTTTCTAGATATTTTTAATTCTTTTTTTATTTCATCAGAAACACCCTCTATACCATATATATTTAAATATTTTCCATCTCTTACTTTTTTTATTGTACTTATAGAAACAGATAAAAAATCATGTATGAGTTCAATATTATTTTTATCCTCTAACATTTGTTTTATTTTTAAAACAAGTTCTTTTGATATATATATGTTTTTTATTTCATCTTTTATAAAAGTTCCATCTTTTATTTTTTTTTCAACTTCTTCATACTTAATTATTGCCTCTTCTTCTGTCAAAAACTCTCCGATATGCATCTGCTTTTTATTTACGGCAATAGAAGCAATCCATTTTTGTTTACGTTTATGAAAATAAACTCCTATATGAGAACTTGATGTACCTTTTCTTTTTCTTTTTTTGGTTTTATCTTCTGGAATATATGAACCATTTTCTATACTTTCAAGAGTATTTTCATAGGCAATTATTGCATCCGATTCATTTTCAAATGAACCAAGCCATATCTCTTTTTGATTAAGCATAATCCTAGAACGCCATTTTTTAGTTTTTTCATTATAAGAAACTCCTACATGATTCTCACTTTTATTGAACGTTTTCTTTTTTCCTCTCCAATATTTAGCTATCTTTTTTTTAGTAATATCAGATGTGACTTTACCCTTTTGCCCATTCGACATTTTTATTAAAGTTTCACTAGAAAGATTTTCTTTTTTATGAGATTCTGACATGTTTTTTAAAGCTTCTTCAGAAAATTTTTTACCAAAGTTAGGATTTTTAGACCCAGATATAGAATCTGATATTTTTCTTTTTGACTCTTCGGTATGTCTAAAAAATAAATTACCATTTCCTCCAAAATTTAAATTATATCCCTTCCCAAATGGAGCGTATGTTTCATAAAAAACAATCCAATATGTCTCCATGCTCTCTACAATGTCTTTATTATATTCTATTTCTTGAATAACATAATATTTAAATATTCCTTCTCCACATTTATTATATACCCTTTGCATATATATATTCTCATGATTATTATTTCTAAAAAGATTTTTATGAGCGCTCCATCTTTTATTAAAATTCTTTGCGCAACCAATATATTTTTTACCATCAATTATATTTTCTATGCAATATATACCAGATTTTTTGTTTATACTCATATTATGCGCCTATCTTCCTTGCAAACGCGTACTCAATTTTGAGAATTCCTATTCCGCTTACTACATTCAAAACATTTAAACCAGGAACAAAACGCAACCATTGTTTATTGAAGTTTGACAAACGCAACAACGAGGTTGAACTCGTTACCGTCTGAAGATAATTATCAATTGTAATAGTCTCTAATGGTTGAATTCCAGTAAATGAAAATACTCTGTTATTATCGTTAAGATTGGTTATGACCATCGAGTTTCCAATCGAATTCAAAGTAAATTCAACTATAGGATAAAGATAGCCTCCGTCCTCGCTCGAATTATAGAAATTAAAATTAAAGTTCTTAATCTCATTTCCACTAAAATTATACGTAACATTTCTAGGAAATTCCCATGCAAAAGGTGAATCGCATACAAAATGCAATTTTATTCCGCGTTGTACATTACCAACATAAATATTTTCAGCAGAAGTACAAATTACGTTATAATACACATTCTGAATATCATCTTGCACAATCTG